TAGATACTCTTGCGATGTATCCTATAGTTTTTTCAGCGTCAGGTGTTACCGTGACGAGACATACTTTAGTCATTCTTGGTAAATAATATCCTTGATACTACATATAACCCTAGGGCAGTCCAATAACTGAGGGTTGGGAGTGCAAATATACCTGGTATACATGCATTCCATACTAGCATAAGCACAAGAGGTGCTACTGTCAAGTTTGCTATTGCCTGCATCGCCTGCTTTCCCATCTCATAATTCTTTTCATCCTCAGTCATCTCCTCTACAGGTTTCTTTGCCTTGCGAGGATCAAAGTATACTGTCATCTTAGATCTCCGTTAAAGTTTATCACGACTCTCCTCTTCTCATCGGTGCAACTAACACCAGTATGTTTTATGTTTGAGTCGAATATCACTACTCGATTGGCTACGCTCTCTACTATATCACCAGTCTCGAATTTTGTATAGCCATTGTTAGTGTTGACATAAAAAATAGCCGTCGTCTTATCAGGGACATCAGTATGATATCCATACAACTCAGGCTCTCTTGTCCTTACATTTAGATTTGCTTTCACTCCCACTCCATCCTTTGCTAGACTCTTGTATCCTATCTGCATGCAGAGAGGTGCAACCCAGTCAAAATAGTTTCTTTCAAACTCTTTATAGAATATGTGAATGAATTGATATCTTTCATCAGGTATAGTATTAATCCCATCATTAAAGTGCCAAATAAAATCTGGTCCTAACATGAAGGACTGCAACTCATCAAACCCATCGTAAAAGTTATCCAGTAATATCATCTAGTTTAAACAGTGATATAAATTCTATCTTATTATGATCCCAGATCTCATGGTCTTCCATACGATCAACAATACATACCACACGATTAACAGTGTAACCTGCACCACGTAAGACATTAACTGCCTTCATAGCACTACCACCAGTAGTAGTTACATCTTCTAGGACAGTTACAACTGATCCTTTAGGTGGTTTATGACCTTCGATAACTTCCTTTGTACCATATCCTTTAGGATTCTTCCTAACAATCAGGGCATCGATGTGACCACCCTTATAATATGCTCTCTGTGCAACACCACAGACTAATGGATCACCACCCAAGGTGAGACCACCAACTGCTGCTGACTTAGGATCTAACTTCTTATGCATCAGAGATGATAGAAGTGCATTACCCTCACATGATAGAGTCACAGGTTTACAATTAACATAATGCTCTGACTGTTTACCAGATGATAAAGTGAATTCCCCATGCTTATATGCTCTCTCCTTTAATAGTTTGAGCAGTGTCGCTTTGTGCATACTATCTGTCATTTCTTTTTCTTAGGTCTTGGTTTAAGTGGAGATAAGGGATTGTTAAAGGTAGATGGTTGTCGTGTGCCCTTAGTGTATGACATCTTCTGCATCACATCACCAAACATATCATAGTATGTGTCGAAGATACCAACAGATTCACCCATCACTAGGTCAAACCATGTCTCACCATCCTTCTTCAACTCTAACAGATATGCATTGGTTGGCAAGGTCTTATCCTCTGCTGCATCAGGTGTGCAACCAGTCTTGATAATAGAACACCCCATACCAGCTTCGTTAATGGTAACGATCTGATCTTCGGTTAACTTCATCTACCTCTACCACCCCACTCAATTTGAGGGAATGCTTCTTGGACTGCTGCCTTAGTGATACGATATCTTTTATGCAGTGTCTTGTTAATTGCTTTAACAACTACCTCTGCTTCACTCTCATGTAAACCTTCTAGTAGTTGAATAAACATACTCTCTACCTTCATAGGTTTCAAGGTATCATCCCCACCCTTAAAGAATCGATAGAGTTTCTTTGATTCTTTCTCCAGTAAGGTATGCTCCGTGCCTTTTGGTGCCTCATTCTTACGATAAGGTACGTCCTCACCTAGTGGGACACGAGGGGTAAGACTCTCGTCAAAATTCATAATGAAGATAGACCTTAGACCAGGAGTATTATTATCCTGAAGGATCTTAACCTTCTGTGCTTTCGTCTTGGCATTGTGAGCCTTCTGAAGCACCTCAGAAATCATTAGTCTCATAGCTTAATCATCGTCATCGTCTAGTGTATCATCTTCGTCTTGGATACGCAAGTATATTAACTCGGTTGGGTCAACTTGTCTACCATCTGCTGTCATCATCTCAGGATGCATAACAACTTGTGCGTAGTCTGCTCGCTCTCTCCACTCATCAAAGATGTCCTTTAGGTTCCATGATACCACAAAACCTAATAAAAAACTACCTATTGTAAGGAAGAATGCGATGTACATGAATGACATGTCGGACATAAGAATTCTCCCTTACTATTTTTTTTATTTAGTAGACTTTCTTGGTCGTCCTGGTCTACGTGTATCATAATATTCATTTGCATCATCAATTAGTGATTGGAAATACTTCCTAATCTTTCTCGCTTGTGGTTTGGGTAAAGAATTATATGCTTCAGTCATATACTTATCCCTAGCAATATACTGACTCAACTCATCAGATACTTGCTTTAGCTCTCCCATTGAAGAAGACTCTATTAATTCACCAGTTTGTTTACGTGTCCATTTGTTTCCTTGTAGATACGATTTCATATTAAGTAGGAACCTACCATTGAACATCGCCTCGTCGATTGCTCTGTCAATAATAGTATAGAGTTCCTCAGGGTTAGCGTCACTCATCATACGTACTTGTTTTCTCGAAGGTATTTAATAGTTTCGGTGCAACCACCCTTCTTTTGTCCGTTAATGATAACTTGTGGAAAGGTGGCGGTGTGTCCAAACTCCTGCTTGAACTGCTCCCTAGTAAAGTTAACATTCAATTTGTATTCTGCAAAGCCCCATCCCTTGCTTTTGTAAACTTCCTTAATCTTTGTGCAGAATCCACACCCCTCACGTGTGTAGATGGCGGTGTTTCCTGGTTGAATAGTTGGTATCTCGGCCATAATAGTATTAGTGGAAAGAAAAAAGGGTCTCATGTGGAGACCCTTTATATAGTTAGATATTAACCTTCGCTTTTAGAAAGTGAACTTAACACCTGCTTTAGCACCCCAGTTAACTAGAGAGTCACCGTTGCTGTCCTCGTCAGTAGCACCAGCTAACTCACCGTAAATTGAAGTAGCATCAGCGATAGCATAAGATGCACCAACCTTACCAGAGAAGTCTAGATCTGTATCATCAGTTGACTCACTGTGATTTACAGCTGGACCACCTTGTACGTAGTATGCAAGCTTGCCACCGTTAGTTCCTTCGTAACCTACATGAATGTCTGTAGAGGCAGAAGAATACTCTCCATCAGGATAGGAAAGGTTAGACTCGACATTCACATATGGACCAGCAAAAGCTGCACCAGCTAGTAGGAATGGAGATGCTGCAACAGCAGCGATTGTTGATTTGATTGACATGTTTTTGTTTAAGTGTCTCGCAAGGATACAAAAAGACCCTGCGGATGATAGAAACCCCCGACATGGGGTTCTGTTTTTCCAACACAGGGTTACGATTGTTTCGAGTCCTTTGTTAAGAAGTATTTATACTATCAGAGATTAGGGTTATCCGTCAACCCCCCTTGTGACAGTTCACTTGCTGGCATAAGGGGATCCATCTTAAGGAATTGTTCGTTGAGGTTATAGAATAACTTATAATTCCTGGTGTTGACCCAGTATCCTATAATTTCATTGCCATCACAGTGATATCCATACCCTGTAACAGGTTCATCTACTCCATCAATGCGAAAGGTCTTACTACTTCCGATGTAAGACCCAAACTTTTCCTCCAGATTAATCATTGGTCTCTGTTGTTTTGGACATTTTAGCACGAAGTTCTGCTTCTTGCTCGTCTGTTAAGACATTGTTATTTATGTTGGTTTCATCACACTCTTCACGTGGATCAATATATTCGGCCATCTTCTCCAGATTCTGCTGCAAATCTTCTGGGGGTGTCCAGTTAGCACCCTTGGGTTTGTAATCGAGGGACTTCACCTCTGCCAGAGGACTCCTCCAATACTTCTGCATCTTCTTGAGCATCTTCTTCTTACCCTTAGGGTCGTCTTTATACTTCTCGATGATCTTTTTAAGAGTCCTTAACTCCTTAGAAGATTTCTCAAGAGATCTTTCTGCTGCGATCTCACCTGCTGTGAAACCATCAAATCCTTGTGCCATAATTACGGTGCTGCTGTGACTGATGTAACTGTTACTTTAAATTTAACTCTAAACTTAGTCCTATCGGTAGCTGAATACCATACGACTGAGTTTTTATTGTGAGACTCTTGATAGAAGGCTTGTTTAGGAGTCCTTCTAACTAGGTCTTCATTCTCCCACCATGTTACTACCTTACCTGTAGGCCATTGGAAATTAGACTCTTGGTCAGGATAGTATGGTGTCTGTGTTGGATCCTCAGTGATTGGATCCCTCTCTGGTGGCCATGATAGCACAAACTCTACAGCTTTGGTGTATCCTGCCCCAACATTTATCACATCTATTAATTGAATGACTGCTTGCCAGTAATGAACCTGCTTAGATTCAGTAACAGTATCAACTAATACAGGATAGAATGTTATACCTACACGGATCTTACATGCATTTGCATAGGTTGATCCTCCAGTGCCATGAAAATTATCAAGAGTATAGTCATGGATGAATGTTATAGGTGAGAAGTAGTTGGATCTATCCCAAGTAGCATTGACAGCATTAGTATACTGTGACCCAACACTATTAGCACCTAAAGTATACCATGGTACCCTTCCTCTTGCAAACGTGGTAGGTGCTGCCTTAATAAGTATGTCCTTATTGCCAGTAGTTATACCAGATCCTTGAAGAGTTTCAAACCTAGTGAAGAGGAAGTCTTCTAAGAGGTGGTTGTATGTACCAGTAATACTTCTGTAAAGGTATGACTGGAGCACATCTGATGACTGGTATGGATTCTTATCCCATGTGTATCCTGTATCAATATATCCACCAGTAATACTAGGCATCAGGTTGTTGTTGATCATCCTACTGTTGCCTGGCAACTGTGGATTCTGTTGCATGGTACCATGCATCCTAACTGGTGCACCGTTAGCCCAAACATATGTGTATGGATATCCAGGATCAGGGACTGTATCCTCAGGCCATGCAGTATTAACACCGTTAATATAATGCCATCCTTGACCATTGATACCTGAGGTATGGGTTGGTGCTATAGCATTTGCTGGTACAGTTTGGACTGCCTGATAAGGACCGTAAGTAACTGGGTTTTGTGGATCAGTTATGTTGTCAGTATATAATACCCTATCACCTTGTTGATAGACGGTACTATTATTCCATGCTGCTGGTGCAGGTAGTGTGTCTCCATACTTAGAGCCAGGCTCCCACTCAAACTCTTGTCTGTTAGTAGGACGGAATGAGAATGCTATACCTGTAACCTCACCCTCACCAGCAGGTGCTTGGATCTGTTTAACAGTTGGGTTACCTCCTGTAGATGCAATCACATCATCCTGTGACTGTGTGCCTAACCTTAGTTTAAAATTACTATCAAACTCTGTGGTCTCAGTATTATAGAAGGCACACTCAAGTGCTATGTCTCCTGTAACAGGACCAGAATCTATACTTACTAACTGGAAGGTAAGAGTATCATCTGTTGCTAGTGTGATGTCCTGATCATATAGATCTGCTCCTAACCTAGGCCAAAACTTTGCTTCAAACTGCTTGGTAAATATATCTACTCCATTCTTCTTCATCTTCATGGTGAATTTCAAACAGTCACCAAACAATCCACCAACGATACCACCCATTGATATAAACCTAAAGGTACCACCTCCAGGTGCTGCCTTGATAGTCTGATCATCATGCAATCTAATTGCATACCCTCCTGTGCATGTATCACATTGATAATCAACGTCATTCTTATTAAAGGTAGGTAGTTTCTCACCACAATCCATACGTCTGACCATGACATCCTTAAAGGACTCGGCAAGTATTCTTGTATCACACTTGGTCCTGTTATCAATCTTTCTCATCACCTTAGGTGGTGCCTCTGCTCCATAGAGATAGCATTGGATACCTTCATACTTGTAACCACCATAGGTCCAGTTTAATCTATGCCATAGTCTTAGGTCATCGTAATCATCATCACCATTGAGAAGATCCTCCCAGAATTGTTGTGACTTACCGTGCCACTTAGTATGCTCCTTATCAGATGGGTTCCATAACCTATCACTAAACATACAATAATTATTCTGTGCTGTAGAGATACCTATACCACTGAAACCTCCAGCGAAAGGAGATTCAAGTGGATTGAATTGTATCTCTTGGTTAACCTCCAATGAATTCTGGCCACCACCATCAGGGATCAAGAAAAATCCCATGGTTCCTCCAGCATACTGCTTCAACTTAGCAGTCGGTATGTATGCAGAGTACATGTTAGTACCACCTCTAGCACTGGTGACTACTACTCTTCCCCACTGAGGACCATTGTCATTGGCAAGGTAGAATCCCATAGCATTATTATATCCAGCAGTGCCTTTCTCTACATCCATCTCAATGTTGAGGTCAGCAACAGGATCTGCTGGTATTCTGTAAGCATATCTGTCTGGTATTTGCTTAGGTAATCCTCCTATGAAGTCACCATCAATAGTATATCTGTGATCAAATGGATTCATACTATGGAATCTATGCAGTGCCTCTGCTTGTTCACCTGCTGCTAGGTAACTATTCATAGCAGTAGCACTAGGGAATACATGTCCTAATACTTCTCCCGATCCCATGCCTGAAGCATTCATAGTTGCTCTCTCACCAGCACCTGCTGAGTCTGGTGCACCTGGATTAGTAGTAAGGAATGTATCTGTCTTACTACTGGAGTAGAATCTAAAGAGTTTTACAGTGACACCAGGTATCTCATCCCTAAGGATCCAGAATGCAGGTGTAGTCTTAGTTAAATTATATCCTGCCTTAGCACCTTGAGGATCATAAGCATGGTCACCATTTATATTTGCATTGGTGATTATAAAATTAGCATTACAATCTTGACCATCCAAATCCCTCATGCATATTCTAGTGTTGTTATCAACGATACTAAACCCACCAGAGTTACCATTCATAGTAATAGATGTGGTACCAGCACCAGTAAGATTAAGTGTTTTAATTTCTTCACCTGATCTACCTGTCCTAGTCCATGTCAAACCACCCATCTGTATAGTATCGATGGCGACATCATATGTCCACGGTCTATCATTCCACTGGAGTTTAAGTACCACCACTGCGGTACCAGTACCAGTTGCAACTAGGTTTCCACTGGAGTCAAACTGGACAGCAAGACCACCATCATTGAGAGTGGACTCATAGATTGGTATCCTATCAGGGAAACAATTCTCTACACATATCTCAGACTTGTTACCACTCCATCCTGAGGGCCAGTATGCTTCACAGTCTGCCTTAGGTGGCTTCCATCCTCCACCAAAGTAAGGTCTAAACATACACTCAAGTGCATTACGAACACACTCATTCCACTTGTCATCTCTATCTTGTCTAAGTTTACAATATAATTTCTCTTTCGTTTCTATATTCTCCCACCATCCTGGTGGACCTTTACCATCTTGTGAGTATTCAGGTAACTCTCTTGCTTTTGATTTCTTTAGTAGATCAAACACCTCATCACAATCATCCTCTGGTATACCAGTGGTGATTATGGTTGACATATCAGTTGGGTCAGGCCATTTAACTGTCAGAGTAGGAGTAGGATGTTTTAATCCAATGAGATCTAATACAGGTCTTGGTACTGGATCAAGATTTATTTTTAAATAAGGTGGTGGTAACTCTGGTGGTGGATCCTGTGGAGTTAGAGGTGGTAGAGGTGGATAACATCTACCAACTAAGTCCTGAATGATCTCAGCAGGTGTAGGGTCTGGATCTCTAGGAGTAGGATCGTATGTTGGTCTAGGATTCTCTTGGTCTAATGGGTTAGGTTCTAACTCAGGGGGTAAACTATAACATCTTCCAACTAAATTTCTTATTATGTCACCAGGCTCTGGTCCTGCTGTAGGACCACTAGATCCTGAGTCAGGGGGTGTAGCAGGATTGGCACCATCAAGAGGATTAGGTACAAGAATACCCTCCATGCCATCATAACATCTCGCTACTATATCTCTAATATCCTGAGCAGACATAAACTATTTTATCCTACACTATATTTAGAGCAGTGGAATGAGAGAGAATGAATCGTCAGGGAGTGAAGGCTCATCAAGAATATCAAATCCTATTGTAATCCTAGGTCCAGTGTAATCACTATTAACTATTACCTTATGAGACCTATCACCTGGTCCAAAATATATGTTACCTGCACTATTGTTTATATAATATTCTTCATCCCCCTTAAAGACCGTTGTAGTATCCTTAGGATCAATACTTACATACCCATGCCAAGGGTAGTCATGTCCATGCCAATCTAATACTTCACCAGGAGTGTGGTAATTTATCCATGACTGCATCCATAGTGGTTGACCATCCTCCATCTTACATGTAACAGGATTGATACTGTTTCTAACTATCCTTCTGATATCTCTAAAGAGTAACCAGAATAATGGACTAGGTGATGTCAATGCGAACACATTATAAAAACTAAAACCAGACTGTGCTTCAGTCTGGCTTAGAGTTGAATCGTGGTTAGGAAAAGTATTCTTAAACAATCTATAAGCACGAGCAACCTGTTGTTTTAATTCTTCTGGTTGCTTTAGTACTACTTCAGATTTATACAGACTCCAGTCCTTACCATAATCAATTCTTACTGGTCTTAGATTTCTAAATTCAGTGGGGGTCATAACGATTAATTACTGAATAAACTATTACTAAAACGATTAATCCTATACAGATTATAGGTAGTATTAAATGCATGTTAACCTCTATTATATGGTGACCACTTAGGGTCTATTTTACCAAGCCAGTGTGATGCTGGCAAGGATTCGTAATCCTCTCCCAATAAATTGTAATAACAATTCATGACAGAGGGGAAGGAGAAGTAACTATAACTATAACTCTTGCCATACATCCTAGCGTTTGCCATCGATGAATTCATACAGAGTTGTCTCCAGTTACCCTTCTCACCCATCTCTATTATATTATTTAATGTCCTCTTGTGAATCATTAACTCAGGTTTATTCCACAACTCCTTGGCATACTCCCAGAATGGTGTGTCATATACTGAACCCATAGAATAATGGTAGAGAAGGAAGGCAGCATTCTCTTCAATGTCTAATTGATTCTCCTTGATTATAGTTTCAAGAGGTATCCCTTGTTGAATATGCTGCATGGTACGGTCTGCCCATACCATATATCCTGTGACAGATGTGGCTTCCATTGGTTCAATGAAGAAGTATTTATTTCCATTGAGGAAGATCCTACCATCTATAACAGGATTCTTTGCCATGTAATTATGGAATGATCTCCAACCAATTATCTTATGCTCACCAAACTGTTCTTCAAAATTCTTTAATGCATCCTCGTCAGATGTTATGTCTGTATTGAATAGGTATCCAACTGATGTCCTACTCTGTAAAGGAATACGGAAACACCATCCATCCTTAGTAGCAATAGTCTTAGTAGTGCAGAAGACATCCTCATATGATCCTGTCTCTGCTAGTAGCACTCTATTAACAGGACTGATTAGTTGATCATAGTTTCTAAAGGACTGTGACTTACATTCCTTACCACTGAAAGGACTACCTCCACAATCATAGATGTAATTAGCATCAATATTATATGATACTCTACCCTCCTTGAGTGTAAAGTATTGTCCCATGTCATCACAGAATTTCTGTGGATCAAAGTGCATTGATACTCTGTGCATTCCAAACTCATGGAACCATGACTTACCTGTCTCTCCCCATCCTTCATAGTCTATACCAGTCTTAACTGTCTGATCCCAGTCAGCACTCTTCCAAGTCGGCCAACAGCGTGGGTCTGACGTTTGAAAATCTACTAGCAAGTCAAGAAGGTTAGGCCAAGATCCAGATCCTACAGGTTCAATTGGTGAATCTGGATCATAATGTATCTCAATCTCAGTCTTAGGATAGTGTGCCTTCCATGCCATAGCAGTTATGATACCTGCCAATCCTTTACCGATAATAGCTACTCTCATTCGTATCCCTTAGTAATTTTCCAGTCTCTATACATTGAACCAAACAACATCCCTTCATGAGACTTGATGTCATCACCCTCAAGCAATTCTATCTGTCGTCTAGTTAGTTCCTTACCTTTAATCTTAAGGTAATCTTTCTCCCAGTTAGGGATTTCCTTTATCCATTCTTTAGGCATAAAAAAGAGGGTCGTTAGACCCTCTTACTATAACATATGAATTGGATTTAGCCAACACTTGGTGCAACTAATGCAACTTCACTGGTCTCAGCAGCAGCTAAGTCAAGTGGGAAGTTGTGAGCATTACGCTCGTGCATTACTTCCATACCTAGGTTTGCTCTGTTAAGCACGTCACCCCATGTAGGAACCACCTTACCGTTGCTGTCTACGACAGACTGGTTGAAGTTGAAACCGTTAAGGTTGAATGCCATTGTACAGATACCCATAGAGGTTAACCATACACAAACCACAGGGAATGTAGCAAGGAAGAAGTGTAGACTTCTACTGTTGTTGAATGATGCATACTGGAAGATTAATCTACCGAAGTATCCATGAGCAGCAACAATATTATAGGTCTCTTCTTCTTGACCAAACTTGTAACCGTAGTTTTGTGACTCATTCTCGGTGGTCTCTCTGATTAGAGAAGATGTAACGAGTGATCCGTGCATAGCACTGAAGAGTGCTCCACCAAACATACCTGCTACACCTGCCATGTGGAAGGGGTGCATTAATATGTTGTGCTCTGCTTGGAAGACAAACATAAAGTTGAATGTCCCTGATATACCAAGAGGCATACCATCAGAGAAGGATCCTTGACCGAAAGGATACACAAGGAAGACTGCGAATGCAGCAGATACTGGTGCAGAATATGCAACACAGATCCAAGGTCTCATACCTAAACGGTATGATAGTTCCCACTGTCTGCCCATGTAAGCAGAGATTCCAATAAGGAAGTGGAAGAT